CAAAAATCATTTAATAACAAAACGTCAATTCAAAGATGTTGGTGGCGATAACGTCAGTAGGCATTACCGCTAACGTTGAAGCATTGGCGAAGGGCAGGAATAAAAGTACAAAAGTTTCAGCCTTGCACCGATGTTCAATAGGATTACAAATGTTGAATTTTAGCCGTCTGCCTGCCTTTTGCCAATGCAATGTTATGGGCAGTACGGTTTCTAACACGAGATTTTAAATATGGAATTAAACAAAATACATAACATCAATTTTTTAGAAAACACGCTGCCTGATAAGTGTGCAAACTTATTGATTTGCGACCCCCCGTATTTTGAAGTAAAGGGAGACTTTGATTTTATTTGGAAATCATTTGACGACTATTTAAAAGACGTTGAAAAATGGGCTATTGAATGTAAAAGGGTGTTAGGTGATAATGGAACTTTATTTTGGTACGGACACGCTAAGAATATCGCTTATGCACAGATTATTTTTGATAAACATTTCAACTTAATAAACAACCTTGTTTGGGATAAAGGTTCTTTTATGGGATTAGAAGAAAGCGAAGGATTAAGAAGTTTTGCACCTTGTACTGAAAGGATTTTAATGTATAGCGTTGGTGATGATTACCACGATAATGTTAGATTATCAATTAAATATATTCAGAATTATTTGGCAACAATTACAACACGAAATGAATTGGCGGAAATATTATTAAAAACTGGGAATTGCCGAAATATACAAAGCGCAAAACAGAATGCAAACAATATTTTAAGCCAAAAAAGTGCAAAACCACAAATGATTACTGAATATCAATACAACCTAATACCCAACTCAAACAAAAAAAAATACGAAACATTAAGAAATGAATACGAGGAACTTCGCAGACCATTTGTAAACCACTTTAAACTTCAAGAGATATTTAGATTTTCAAATGAGGCTACAAAGACTGGCGCAAAATACGACCACGATACAGTAAAGCCCGAAACACTAACAAGAGCCTTAATTTTAACTTGTAGCCGTGTGAATGATTTGGTAGTAGTTCCTTTTGCTGGAAGTGGTACTGAGTGTGCAATGGCTGTTAAAGAAGGTCGTAAAACAATAGGATTTGAAATAACAGAGAAACACGCTAAAATGTCAAATGATAGGGTGCAAAATATATTACGTCAGCCGTCTTTGTTTGTCGGTTCGTAGTATTGCCCATAACTCATTGACAACCGATAAAACCTTCGCTTAGCCATCAAAAAACAATATTAACCAATGAACGACACAATAACAGCATCAGAATTTCGAGAGTATCAGCGTACAGGTAAACTACCAGGCGCAGAACCAACTGCAAAACGTAGCAAGTACGGAAACGTTAAAAAAATAGTGGACGGTTTGAAATTTGATAGCACCCGAGAAGCGAATAGGTTTAGCGAACTGATGCTTAAACACAAAGCAGGATTAATCAGCAAACCGATACTACAGTATGAATTTAAACTTGTCGGATGCTCATACGTTTGCGATTTCCTTTACTTTGATTATGAGCAGAAGGATTTTGTGATTGAAGATGTTAAATCTGAAGCTACAAGGAAAATATCAACATACATCATCAAAAAAAAGCAGATGAAGGAACTGTTTGATATTGAAATAAATGAAGTGTAATTTAAAAAATAAATGTATATCAAAAATACTTTGAAAAAAGTTTGCATTTTTCAAAACAATAGTTGTATATTTGTATCAGCAATTAAAACAAAAACAAAATGACAACTTTCACATCAAACAACGAAGCAAAAAAAGTAGCAGAGCAAATAGCAAAAACTACACAAGTATTTTTTACAAACGAAGGATTAGAAATCACTTTCACTTCTGAAACAAAAAATCAAAAAGAGATAGCTAATGAATTAAAATCAGTTTTTTCTGATGTTAAAATAAAAGGTAGAAAAGTTCAAAGTATTGTAATTAACAGAATAAACCAAGTAACTAATGGACTTAGAATTACAGAGGTTGCGTACTAAACTTGAAAAAATCGAAACAGAGCTCTCTAAGTGTAGAGGATCTGTTTTAGAAGATGGATGGCAAACACAGCGTTACGCAAAAAAAATGAGAAAATGGGATTACTATGCACAAGAAAAAAACAGGATTAGAGAACAAATTGACCAAATCGAACAAAGGAGGGAATCGAATTAATTCAGGACGCAAAAAAGTAGATTATGAAACTAAAACTATTGCCTTTCGTGTTCGTGTTGAATTTGTCGAACCGATTAAAAAACTGGTCAAAGATTATGTTAACACTTCGCAAACCACAGAACCCGCTATTGCGGTTGACACTGTGTTATGTCCAGTTATTTTTGAAGGTCGTAAATTCTTTGGGATAAGAGAATTTGACTGCATAAGCGTTGGATTGTTCACAGAAGAAACGCTACAAGGAACATTTTTTACATGCATTCCTATTTCGGATGCTAAATATCGCAAAAAACACCCAACAAAAGCAAGAGTTGACATTAAAACTAAAAAAGGGTGGACAGTATTTGATATTTATTCAGATTGGGGAGGATTATCAGAAATGAAAATACATAATAGTTTGAAAAAAGAAATTGAATATGCTAAGATGAAAGCTGCCGAACATGGTCTTTTATAATTGGGCATAACGGATGGGTATTTGTGAAGTTGGGGCATTCAAAGTACGAATGTTCAGTTTAGCACAAATGATCATTAGGATTACAAAAGTTGAGGGTTATTACTTCCGCCCCAATTTAACAAATACCTTGTTATCTGCATCTGCAGTTTTCAAGGAAGGAAGTTTCAAATTTTAAACAATTAAAAAAATAACAATATGCAATTAAAATTTCAAAAAGAAGATTGGGTTTTTTGTGAGTTCAAACTTCAACAGATAATGGAAACAAAAGAAAATCGTATTACCGAAGTTTCAGACGGAATGTTTAGAATGAGTGGACACGATATTTCCGATAGGTGTTTCCCCTTAACCTTGTCAATTAAAAGAGTAAGTGATACTACTGCTTATTGGTCAAACAAATTCCACGAATCTAAATGCAATGGATTAAACCACCCCGATTTAAATAGGGCTTTAATTTCTCGTTGGGCTGAAATTTGCGAAAATATTGACAACGAAAAAGTAGCTACTGAAAAGTTAGAAGAGTTGTCAAAATTTGGCAAGTCAGTAATGGTAAAAATATCTAATCTACAATATGAAGAGATTGAAGGTGTTCGCATTTTCGGTCGGTAGCAGTTGCAGATAACGTTGCCGCATTGCCGAAGGTGGGGCATAGTACCACTAAAGTTCAATTACTTACTAATGTTTAATAAATGCACAAAGCTCAAAATATAGATGTCAGCCCCACTTTTGGCAATGCAGTGTTACAAGCAGTGCCTTTTACTCACTTGGGATTATTTGAGGGTATAGGTGGCTTTTCATTGGCTGCTAAATGGATGGGTTGGAAAACTTTGGCCTGGTGCGAATGGAACGAATTTGGACAAAAAGTATTAAGCCACCATTTCCCCGAAGCAGAAGGTTTTGGAGATATAACTAAAAGTGATTTTACAAAATATGCAAACAGAATTGATATTCTCACAGGAGGATTCCCTTGCCAACCATACAGCGTTGCAGGAAAAAGAAAAGGTAAAGAGGATGAACGCCACCTCTGGCCAGAAATGCTTAGAGTTATTGGAGAGGTTCAACCAACCTACGTTGTGGGTGAAAATGTTAGCGGCCTCGTTAGTTGGAACGATGGATTGGTATTCCACGAGGTGCAAGCTGAATTGGAAGCTAAAGGGTACGAAGTACAACCGTTTATACTTCCAGCTTGTGCCAAAAACGCACCGCATAGAAGGGACAGAGTTTGGTTTGTTGCCTACTCCAACAGTTGCAGAAACAATAGAGCCAAAGGAAGCAAGGAAAGTATTTGGCAATATGAGAATAAAGAGCAACAACGGAGTGGAGGGACAATGCAAATTAACGGACTTAGCAATGAACGGATTGTTGCCAACCCCGAATGCAATGGAGTTCAACAAAACGAAACAGCCGCTTTATGTAACAGAAACAGGAACGATAAGGAGCAAACACATTTCGGGGAAAACTTCACAAGTAGGATTGGAACAACAGTTGAACCATTTGACTGGACAGAGTGGCCAACTCAATCCCCTATTCTTAGCGGAAATGATGGGATTCCCGCCGAATTGGACAATATTACCTTTTCAAAGTGGAGAAATGAAAGCATAAAAGCATACGGCAACGCTATTGTACCACAAGTCGCTTTTGAGATTTTTAAAGCCGTTTGGAGTGTCCACTGGCATTGCTTGTAACGGCACTTGGCTTGTGGTCAGGTGCGGAATTTGAAAAACAAAATTTGAAAATATGATAAGAAGATTATTTGAAAAACTAAAGCTGATTAAACCACGTCAGCCGCACTTGCCACAACCCAATGTTAGTGGCAGTTTTAAAGAGTGGTATTTAGAATTTCGCAACGAAATGGCAAAATCTTTTGGTGTTTATTATAGCATTTCTATTGCAAGTTGGACTTTTAGTGAGAATCATAAACACTATTACGACAAAGGTCTTACGCCAAAAGAAGCTGTTTTGGAGTATGAAGCGTCTAAAAATTGCCACTAACGAGTTGGGTATTGCCGAAGGTGGGGCATTAAACCACCAAAGTTAATTAAAATTACAAATGATGAATATAGATACAAAAGTTTATAGAAAGCACGAAAGCCCCACTTTTGGCAATACCTTGTTAGGCGATTGTGCTTTGTCCGATAAAGTTTTTTTAGCCAAAATGGATTATGGAAATGGTAATCACTCTTGGTTAGAAGTTCACAAAGAGTTTATTACTCACAAAAACGAAGAATGGATATTTTTCATTCGGAATAAAGAAGGTGTTCACGCTTGGCATTGTGGGTCATTGCCTATAAATGATTATAGAATTTTAGAAATTAAAGAAAAAATATAAAATTATGTTTAAAGAAGAAATTACAAAGTCGTTCCATTTTGGGGCAAAAGTCAAGTTTATAAAAGATAAAATACACCCCGATTTAGTGGGTAAGGATTTTTGTCTTGTCGGTTTTGACGATACAGCATTTGCTTTAATAGAATGGCAAAAACGTGGTGGCTACAATTTTGAATTTTACACAGGTTCAGTTTATGTCGATTTGCAGGTTCTGTCGTAGCATATCGCCTAACGCTTTGCCGCTTTGCGTTCGGGCGGGCATTCGGACGCACAAACTTTCAATAAACAACAAATTTCAATATGGAAAACGAAACTTCAATTAACCACACAACCCCGCCTGACGCAAAACGGCTGTTACCTGCAGTTTTTCTCATCAGTGTTGTTGGGATGGATTTGTTCCCGCAAAGAATGCACTTAGAGAAAGAGATTGGCGAGGTATTATACAAGCAGTTAATTTCTGTTTTGGAATTGATTGGCAGGGAAGTTACACGCAATAATGAAATGCCTCATTACCGACTTGGCGTTTATTTAGATACTCATAATCCAGGAACAAGAGTTTTTGAATTGGAAGAAAAAGCGTTTGATGCTATATGCGAAAATTTTGGACATACATTTCACAAACATTTGTCCGCTTACGCTAAAAGAGAGCAGTTGAAGGGAACGGATATTCTTTATCAACTTAACAATGGAAACATATCAATGCAAGATTTCGCTGACCGTCTGTCTGAAAATGGCAGGTAACGTTTTGCGTATATGAGAAGTGGCACTTGCGCAAACTTGAAATTAAAGCACAAATGTTTCTGTGCCATTTCTTATATACGCTGTTATGCTATCGTTGCGGATTTTTACCATCAAACTTCATTCGGAGCAAGGTTCTTTGTTCTTTTTTGTGGATTAGTAAAAATATTTTTGATAAATAGTTTGTAAATACAAAATAAATACATATCTTTGTTGTGTTGTTAGCAATGAAGCTACAATGTAAAACTTATAAAAATGGAATTAGTAAAAACAACACCTGAATTAGCAAGTGATATAATTGCAAAAGGTAACAGAAAAATAGTTATTCAAGACGGCAAAAAAGTAGAGTGGATAAACCTTAATAACAGAACACTGTTTGCTGGGTTTAAGTTGAACGGAAGAACTTACGATTTTGAAGAAGTAGAACTTTTTATTTCAGTTCCTGAAAACGCTAAAACAATCTACTAATGAGCAACACAAAAAAAGTAACGATAAGCCTTACTCCTGAACAACAGGAGAAGGCTCGCTCTTTATCAAAAGATTTATTCGGCAAAGAGAACATTTCTGGACTTGTTGGATTTTTAATTGAGCGATGGGAAAAAGAGCAAAAAACTTCCACAAATGTCAAATCGAAGCGGTCAGGTAGCAATGGAGCATAACGTTTTGCGGCTTGGCGGTCGTTTTAATGCCGCCAAACCGCTGTTATAGGCAGTAGGGATTTTTAGCAGAATGTTTAATCGAAGTACTAAAGAAAAAATTAAAATAAAAAAAAAGCGTGGGAAAAAATATATTATATAATGGTGATTGCTTAATTCAAAGCGATAAAATTGAAAGCGGAACGGTTGATTTAATATTGACTGATTTGCCTTACGGAACAGTAACCAATATTGCAAACAGTGATACAGTAAAACACGGTATGCAAAACAAGACTAACTGGGATTGTGTTATTGAAACCGAAAAGATTTATGAAATAGCAAACCGAATACTTCGTAAAAATGGCAAAATGATTTTATTTGCTCAACAACCATTTACAACAGAATTGATAAATAAACAAACCCCAAACATAAACTTTAATTACAGTATGATATGGAAGAAAGACCATTTTGCTAATAGTTTGATTGCTAAAAAAGCACCCTTGAATTACTATGAAGACGTTTTAGTTTTTAGTAAATCTGGAAGTGGAGAAAATAATGAAACAAAGAATTATTTAACTGCTGAAAAAGAAAAAGCATATAAGGCGGGATGGACAGATAAAAAACTAAGAACGCTATGTGAAGTTAGTTTAAAAGGTGGTGGATTACTTTGCCATTATTGGGGAGTTGGACAATGGATGATGCCTACTGAAAAAATTTACAATAAATTAAAAGAAACAGGTTTTTTTGAAAAGCCATTTACTGAATTAAAAGAGATGAATTTAAAATACAATGCAACTTTTAATTTATGGGAAGGCTGTAAATTTAAAAGTAATGTTTTGGAATACAAAAAAGATTATGACGGCTACCACCCAACACAAAAGCCTGTTTTATTACTTGAAGATTTGATAAAGACATTCAGCAATGAAAATGATTTAGTAGTTGATTTAACGATGGGAAGCGGAAGCACAGGAGTTGCTTGTGCAAACACGAACAGAAACTTTATAGGGATTGAGAAAGACGAAAAGTATTTTAACATAGCACAAAAAAGAATAAATGAAACTGAATTTAAACCAAACAACTTTGAAAAAGTTGAAGAGCGTGGGCTTTTTTTATTTTAATTTTTTCAAACGAAATATTGAAACGAAGAACGCCTGCCCTATTGCCTATAACTCATCGCTAACCGCTATAACTTTCGCTTAGCCATTAAAAAAAATATTAACCATTAGCAAACCTTAACAATGACAAAAAACACACAAGGATTGATCAAAAACAAAATAAAAACTATAACTATGACAAACACAATAGAAAACCAATTACAATTTTATGCCCAATATTGGGGGCAGTCAGTTATGCACAATGATAATTTCATTTGGCGAACACACGAAACAATGGATGCTATGCTTGACATATGCAGAGGTGAATTGAAAGGATGGTATGCCAAACTAAAACACCTTACAGATATTACTGATGAAGATGCTATTGAGGTGGCGAAGATAATTTTTAACATTACTGACGATAACTATTTGTCAGAGGTAGGCGGTACAATTATCTGGTCATTATTTGAAGTTGGACACCCATTTCCGATAAATACAAAAGATGCAAAAGAAATAGACGCAATAAGCGCAAAAGATATTATCAGAATTGCCGACTACCTCCGTTCTCGTGGCTACCTGCTACCTTTCATGGGGGTGGCGGTGGAACAAATATTAGCCTATAAATGGGCAGTGATTAAATAAATAAACTATGACACATAAACTAAAACAAATCTTTGCTAAAAATGCTGATTGCTACTTTACAATGGAAATGCAAAGTGCCATAACCGAAACTAAATTCATAGAAGTAGTTAGCGAGTTGATGCAACCCACCGACACATGGATAGAAATCAAAAGTGAAGATGATTTGCCGAAGGATGATAAAAATGTATTGGCAATGATTGACGGTGAGATGAAAATAATGTGTTTATCTGACATTATTGAAAATGGTGTATCTTCAAAAGTTTGGTGTTTGGTGTACGATGGCTTGGACGGTGATGGGATATATGATGATAATTACTACCCAACCCATTGGATGCCACTACCAACCCATCCACAAACCAAATCCACCAAAACCGTAAAATTATAATTTGTACATTATTTTTATAAAATGTATATCTTTGTAGACTACAGGCTAATATTTTACCAACATGGCACTAACAAGTAAGCAAATAGCGTTCTGCGAAAGCTACATATTGACCAACAACGCTACAGAAGCGTACCAAAAAGCCTACAACAATACCAACATGGCTACTTGTAGGGTAAACGCTTCCAAGATGCTTAAAATGCCTGATATTATAGCAAAAATGAGCGAATTGCGAAATGCAGTTAAAAAACTTACTACAAAAAGGCTTGATAAGTCAATCGAGAACACAACCGATCTTTTTATCATGTCAGTTTCAGAGCGTATGAACATCCTTTCCAAAATCGCAAATGGCGAAATCCCTTTACAAAAAGCGATAGTTGTTGATAAGGGTATCGAATATATTGAAGTTGTGCCCGATTGGATGGACCGTAAGAATGCAATTGCCGAACTTAATAAAATGGACGGTAGCTATGCGCCTACAAAAGTGGCGCAAACAACTGCCGCTGGCGATGATATTCAACCAATGAATTTATCAAACTTAACAGATGACGAGCTTAGAACACTTACTGAATTGCAACGCAAGAGCGGAACTGGCAAAACGGAACTTTAAAGATTTTGTCAGCTATCTTAAGCCTGGTTATATTTTTAAAGATTTTCACGATTACATCATTTCACGACTTGAAGCCTTTGAACGTGGAGAAGTAAAAAAACTAATGATATTCATGCCACCACAGCATGGAAAATCAGAGCTAACGAGTAGACTGTTTCCTGCTTACTTGCTTGGCAAAAATCCAAAGAGAAAAATAATCGTTAGTTCGTACAGTGCTACCATCGCTCATGAGTTTGCTCGTGATATTAAAAACAACATCAATGGCATAGAGTATAGAGAAGTGTTTGATACAAAAATAGGAGCTTTAAAACTTGATGACGGTAGCTATTCAGATAGCAGTCATTACTATCATACGTCACCACATAAGGGTTTTGTTTATGCTGTAGGTCGTGGCGGTTCTATCACGTCTAAAACAATAGACATCGGTATTATTGACGATCCATTGAAAGGACGAGAGGAAGCTATGAGCATTACGATTAAAACCAAACTGTGGGATTGGTATATTAACGATTGGCGTACTCGTATGCACAATGATAGTCAGGAGTTACTTATTCAGACCAGATGGGACACAGATGATTTAGGAGGTAAACTACTTAGTAAAGAACCTGACCAATGGGAAGTGATTTGCTTTCCTGCTATCAAAACTAAGGATTATTCTGCCTATGACAATCGCCAGGAAGGAGAGGTTTTATTTCCTGAGAAGCATAATATTGAAAGAATTATGGACGTAAAGTCAAAATCAGAGGTAACGTTCAATTCGCTATATCAGCAGGACCCGAAACCCGATGATAATATTTTAGTACATCCAAACTTTGTGAAGCTTAAAGAGTTTCCAATGGCATCAATTGAGCGATGGGTGACGGGAATAGATTATGGCTATACTAATTCGCCTACAGCGATTGTAAGAGTTGGCATTTGGGGCAATAAAAGATACTGGCAGTGCTTAGCTTATCAGCCTGGAATAAGCCCCGAAAAAATACACAAGATACTTGTGATGCACAACCTACATAAACATGCGCTATATAGTGAACATGACCCTGAAATGATAGCTAAGTTAAGAAGGCTTGGACTTGCTGTTATGATGGCAAACAAATCTATCTATGCCGGTATTATAGAAGTAAACGAGCATGAGAACTACTACCTTGAAGATGATAAGTGGATGGGGTTTGAGGTTAAGAATTACCAATACGAAACCATTGGCGAAATTATATTGAATGACCCCGTCGATAAGAATGACCACTGTATGAATGCTGGTAGGTATGCTATTTATACAGATGCGCTGCAACATACGGGAATGTAAAACATTTAAATAAAAAACATTAAATTTGAACTATGATACAATCAAACGAACTTAGAATAGGAAATTATGTGATATTTTCAGAAGATTCAACTATATTCATGGTTGGTGAAATATCAGAAAAGGGTCTTGTTGTTCAAAATGAAGAAGAAACCACATGGATAGAGATAGAAAATTTTGACCCCATCCCCCTCACAGAAGGTATACTATTGAAGTGTGGGTCTGAAGTAGAAAAGTCTGCTGACATTTATGAATACGATATATATTCTATTCAAATTTCAAATAGTAGGTCATTATGCTATTGTAAGCACCCATTAAAAAACTCATCAACTGGAGAAAAAACGACAGATGATGCATGGTGGTTTGATGATTATTTCGGACCTTCATTTACTAATTTTGGTGATGATTTTTGGTGTAAAATAAAATACCTACACCAATTACAAAACTTATATTTTGCCTTAACGGGCGAAGAATTAAACGTACAATTATGACTAAAATAGATATTACAAATCAAATACAAACCATTACGGTTAATGATGTTGCTGTAAATGTTGCCAGCGCAACACATGACACAGATAATGCAACTATTGATATATGTTTAAAAATATCCAAGGGTGAGCTAATGTCACTAATGAACCCAATAGGCAATGTTGTTATTGGGCATGTCCCGACATTCCCACTTGATACAATCAGTAAAGGCGAAGGCTAGGCGCATAAAAAAACACCCCCATTAAGAGGGTGCTAATCATGAAAATCAATCAACAAATATAACTATGCGTGGTAAAATTAACACTAATTTTTAAATATTTTGTATTTTATAAAGATAATATATTAATTTTGTATTGAATATCGTTATAAACTGCCTTATCTCGTAAAGTACCGATGTAATATCAGGCATGAGAGAATAGGGTTAAAAAGAAAAGTTTGGCAAATATATTACTAAAGGCAGGTTTGGCATTAGAAGCTGTAAGGCAGGTAATGTCGACTAACAAATCAGCACCTTTGCCAGTTGGTCCCGATGTCGATGGAATATCGATGGATAGTACTAATTTCTTTGAAGTGCTTGGCTCATCAGTTTTCTTTGAATCTTACAATACATCAAATAAGACAGCTAAAGTTTATAAGGAGTGTCCACCACTCAACTACATTTTAAATCAAAAGAATCTACATCTCACAAACGGTTTATTTGTTTGCAATCGTGTATTTGAGAACGGTAAACGTACACCCGAAAAAGGCAAGCAATTTAGAAAGATACTCGAATGCCCTAATCCATTGGAAACGGGCAAACAATTCATTGCACGACTAAATACGATACTTAAACTATTTCGTTATTGCCCCGTTTTAAAGGTTAAGTCATCAGGTTTTGAATCGGATGGAGTGCAGGAGTTATGGATATTACCACCGCATAAGTGCAAGATTAAATTATACCAAAACAAACCGTTCCCAACATCTATTCAAGATGCTATTGAGAAGTTTGAATTGATAGGTGATAATGGCAAAACAACCGTGTTAGACAAAGAGAATATTTACTTCTTTACATCGCAAGACGTAAGCATTGATAGTTGTATTTTACCTGAATCAATACTAGAGCCACTTCGCTACCCCATCAACAACATCATTAAGAATTATGAAGCTCGTGGTGTAATCACTGAAAGACGTGGCGCACTTGGCATACTCAGTCCTGATGGACGTGATGCTGTAGGGCCAACACCTACGACACAACAGCAAAAGGAGGACCTTCAAAGAGATTACCGTAAGTATGGATTGACTAAGGACCAATGGCAAATCATTATTGCATCGGTGCCTATGAAGTTTACACCGATGTCTATGAACATGCGTGACTTAATGCTATTAGAACTCAATGAAGATGATTTGATGACATTATGTGCTGCGCTTGGGTTTAAGTTCCAATTACTACCCTGGGGTTCACGTACAGCGTTTGCCAATCAAAACATAGGCGAAAAATCACAGTATCAAAACTTTACGATTCCCGAAGCAGAAAACTTAATGTTTCAGTTTACCGATTGTACAGAAGTTGACCAATTGAACATTGAGTATAAGTTAGACTACTCACATATTGAAGCCTTACAAGCCGATGAAAAGCAAAAATCAGAAGTTAGGCGCAATAACGTAACATCAATATCAATGCAGTTTAGCAAAGGTTTAATCAATTACGGTCGTGCTATGGAATTGCTTGGCGAGTCCGATTTTACTAAAACAGAATACGCAAAACTGTTCATATACGATGAAGCCTTACCGATGGAAATAAAGGAGCTATACAAACTACCTATTCAAGATAACCAAACCCAAAATACTACCAATGAGCCAGCAAACTAAATACAGATGTGCGCATGAGCATGAAGGACGTAAAAATCAACACCACAAAAGAGGTGAAGTAATTACGGCAGATCAGTACAAGGTTATTGAGCATCCAGAGTATTGGATTCCTATACCTGGTGATGATGTTTTAAAAGGTTTGAAAGCAGATAGAGAGAAGATGGTTAACCGACAAAATGTAATAAGAAAATGATACCACAATTTGCAAATAAAGAAGAGGTTTTAGCCTTTATCAAAAATGAGATGAACGGGGATAAATCACGTTTCCTCAGACTAAAAAAGTCAATGGATAAATGCGCTGATTCGGTTTGTTTCAACTACTCTGAACCTACAAAGGACGAAGCAGTAAAAGAGCTGGGGTCTGGCGAAAATAGCGATCCTAATACGCTTAATGTTAAAGTGGTTATCAATACTACCAACATACTTGATTCTCATGGCGATGTTCATATTCCTGGAATCTGGAATAAATCACTCAAAGAAAATAAAAACGTATTGCACCTGCAAGAACATAAGCAGTCATTTGATATGCTGATCAGCGATGAGGTTACAGCCACAGCAAAAAACTACACATGGAAGTCCTTAGGGTTTGACTACGAAGGCAGCACTCAGGCACTTGTTTTTGATTCAGTTGTAAAGGCTGATGATAACGCATTTATGTTTAATCAGTATCGCAAAGGAAAGGTTAAAAACCACTCTGTAGGTATGCAGTATGTCAAAGTATTGTTTGCTGTCAATTCAACAGATAAATACTGGGCTGAAGAAAAGGAAATTTTTGACACATATATTGATCAGATCGCAAATAAAGAAAGTGCATTAGATCGCGGTCACTTCTTTGTCGTAAAAGAAGCAAAAGTAATTGAAGGTAGCGCGGTCCTTATCGGTTCAAACAGAGCCACCCCAACAATTTCAATTAATGAAGCCGGTAAGTCCACTTCACCAATTATAGAGCCGCCATCAAGCACTCAAAAACCCGATTTAAACAAAATTTTCAAACAAATTAAATTCTAAACTAAAAATGAAAAAAACACATTTAAGTTTTGGCTTACTTCCAAAAATGAACGGAAGAAACAGCCGCACACAATTTGCCGCGTATAGAAGCGACGGTAAGACTCAGGAGCAATTAGATGCAATTGCCGAAAAAGAGTTTTTGGACAGCATCAAAGACTTGGACGAAGCAGGTCAAGCAACTGTTAAAGCTGCACGTGCTCAATTCAAAGCTATCAAAGCAGAGATGGAAGCTAGCATGATCAGTAAAGAAGATGCAGAAGAATTAGCATCTAAAGCGGTTGAAAACTCAAGCAAAGAATTGAAAGCAATCATTGAGGACTTGAAAACCAAAACCATCAAATTGGGTACCATCGTTACCAATATGAAAAACAATGGTGGTCAAGAGCCTGCAACTAAAGTTGAGCAAATTGCACTTTCTATCAAGGAAAACAAATCTGAATTAGTAGAAATTGCCAAAGGAGTATCTTCAAAAGAAATTACCCTAAAGGCTAATACTACACGTTCATCAATTGCAACCACTGTAGAATCGCATGTTATTGCAGGTATTGGTCAATTGGGTAGAATCGCAAGAAGTCTTTATGACGTAGCTACTAAATTGCTTATCGGAGATAGCAACAATCAAGGCATTGTTTCCTATGTGGATTGGGATGAAGCTACAGTTGCTAAAGCGGCTGCGATGGTTGCTGAAGGTAACCCTTTCCCTGAATCAACTGCAGCATTTAAAGGCTACACTTTGCCACTTAGAAAAGTTGGCGATACTTTGCCGGTAACTGAGGAGTTTTTTGAAGATGAAGCACTTTGCGCATCTGAATTGGAAATGTTTATAGAAAACAATGTTGATTCTATTATTGATGATCAAATTGTAAATGGTGACGGTACAGGTCAAAAATTGACAGGCTTAATGGCATCTGTTTCAGAGCATACAGCAACAGCCTTGGCGATTCCTGGAGCAAATATTTATGACCTTGGTACTAAGATGGAAACAGCCATTACATCCACAAGAGGTTCAAAATATAAGCCTAACTTCTGGGCAATGAATAAGAATACAATCGACCGATTAATTCTCAATAAAGATGCTAATGAAAATTATCAATTCCCTCCAAATCATCCGATCTACTCTCGTATTGTTGAGGACAACAATATTGCAGACAATCAAATGGTAGTGGGCGATGGTCGCTACATGCGAATTTATGAAAAGCCTGGTGTCGTTATTTCCAAAGGAACTGTCAATGCTCAATTCACTAGCGATTTAAGCACATTGAAAGCACGTAAGCGCTTACTTTTCTTAATTCGTCACGTTGATGCAACAGGCTTCTTAAAATGTACTGACATTGACGCTGCATTGGCTGTCATGGAAGGCGCTGCAATGGTTTAGTAGCAACCAATAATTATTTAAAAAAAGCATAAAAACAATTCAAAATGTCAAATCCAAAGAAATCAGCAGAAAAGCAACCCAAAAAAGAGGTTGTAGTAAAAGCGCCTAAAGCTCCATTAGTAAAGCCAATTGAGAAAAGCGAAAAGCAACCCAAAAAAGAGGTTGTTTACGTTGAACTCATTGGAGCTGGCGGTCCGCTTAAAAAAGGTGTTAAATACCGATACCCCGAAAAGGCTGCAACTTTGCTGATTTCTAAAGGATTTGCAACCCTCGAATAACAATTTAAAAAACAATAAAACTTCATAAAAAAATGAAAAAAATCCTATTAGTGATGCTGACACTTACCACAGCCATTATGTTTTCATGCAATGTGAAAACCCAAGCACAAATCTTGATGTACCGAAATACCGATACTACAAGTTCAGGAACTGCAACAACTGCAACGATCACAACCGGCACAACTGACACCCTTTACGATGCAAACACCTTGTACACAATGTATACTAAAGTAGGCGCATTGAACGCATCCACAGTAGCGAATTACTTACTGACTTTTAACGTTACTAAAATTGACGGTACTGGTACAGCAAAAGTATTTTTACAAGGTAGTACTGATGGCATCGTATGGCGCAATGTTAATACCAATATGTTAGGTACTGATGGTTATAATTCCGATACCCTCAATATCGCAGCTGCTACGGTTGCACCTGGTGTGAATTATGCCTATTCAAGTACTAACGGTGCAGCGGTGTTACGTTCTACATTATCGGCAACGGTACAGTATGTAAATTCCACACGTTGGTTATACTTTAGATTAAAGATAGTTGGTGCAGGTACCCAGCGTACCATTTACAAAAATTGTAAAGTCTATACCTTCTACTAATCTTGGCTAATCTAACCACATACGAATTATTTGTTGGAGCTATAAATGTTCCGAACATTGCACCTGCACAAGATGACAATGAAGCATTTGAACTGTTTATTACCAAATATGAAGCTGAACTATTGAGCAGTGTCCTTGGCTATACCCTAGCTAAGGACCTGCAAGATGGTACTAATGTAAGCGGTGTAACAGATGTAAACATTGCTAAAATCATTGAGGGTGCTGATTATACAGATAGATTAGGACGTGCAAATCGTTGGCCAGGCTTTGAAACGGTTGGATATTCAGCTGCAGCAAATTACATCTATTGTAAATGGTTGCAATACATAGCATCTACTACAACGAGTGTAGGCGAAACGAAGGCAAACACATCAAATGCTGTAAGCGTTGGTAATGGTTTTAAAATGGCAAGTGCTTGGAATGATATGGTTGATTGGCTTTATATTTTGGATGATTTTCTTACTCAAAGTGTAGCCGATTACCCTAATTACAAAAGAAACATAGTAGGTAATCCATTGTTCACTAAAGATAACATATTAGGCATCTAATGGGTAAAACGTATTCACATATCCCAATTGCAATAGCTGATATTTTCAGACTGATAATAGCTGAGGTGTCAACTAATTTGGCTGCTGAGGGTACGTTATCAATACCCCAAATTGCCTACATGCATGGTACTTTATCGGATATAAATAACCAACTTGCAAGTAAGACGAGAAACCCAAGCGCAAAGGCTTTGACGTTTCCAATGGTATTGTTTTTGTACAAAGCCGATGAACGGTTTACGGATAAATACAACGATGAGATTAATGTAGAAATTCTCATTTGCACAAGTACTAAACCTACTTATACAAATGACGATAGATACAGTATTAATTTCTTGCCTATCCTTTACCCTATCTATGCTGAGTTAAAATCCGTTATTGGCAATAGTCGTTATTTTTGGGGTTACAAACGCAAGTTTGAGCACACGAAAACCGATTTACCACATGCAGGTCAGGAATCAGCAAATGGACCCGTTGCGCTAAACTTTAGCACTCATATAGATGCTATCATGCTATCAAATATGAAGTTAAAAGTTGCAGTAAGACCACTCGAAGTTGCACCACCAAACTATTGTCAATTCACTGCATGTCCTTATGGTCGTGAAGTGTTTTATATCAATATTTTCAAAAGCGTTTCATTTAGTGGCTTAAACACAGCAATTATAACAGCATCGGTAGATGATTTCTATTTCCTTGATGCAAGTGGCGGTTTACCTGCACCTTTCGCACCCGAGATAGACTGGCAAGATGATGGTAATTGGATAGCCATGTCAGGCGGTCCACTTGCACCGTTCACAGCTTCATTTGACGTTACAACGGGTTACGGTACTGGGTTTTATAAAGGCACTATTCGCTATTCTGATGCATCGGTTAATTTTTATTACAAAGTGAAAGAAGGAAAGGTTTGTAAAATGACCACACTCATTGAGCAAGATGCAACTTTAGGACTTGACTGTAGAAATGATCCTGACTACCCTATCACTGTAGATACTACCCACACAATGGCATTGTATAATCCTGATGTGGTACCAGTAGGGCAAGAAGAAGAACCGATAATGGTAGGTTATGAATTGCAAGTATTTGGTGATGTTATTAATACAGAAACATTTTTAGCAGTATTAACCCACACAGCGCAAAACACAGCCTACAGCGACTACCAAAGTGCAAACTATCAGATAAATAACAACTTTTCGTATGGTGCCCAAAGTCCACTGATTAACAAATCTATTTTCAAAACGAGGTGTAAAACCTCACTTTAAAACTAATTAAAAAAAATGGGAAAAATACTTTATGATATTTTGAATATCAACAATAATGTAGCTAATACGGGGATTCCTGATATTAACTATGACCCCTCAAATATTGAGGGCGTGCTACTTGTAAAGCGTGGGGCGGTGATTACTAAGGCTGATGCTTTGGCTATCCAATCCTACATTGCAGGTAAATTAGCACATGATACAGCATCTCAAAGATGGTACATTTTAAAACGCTTCGAGGGATGCGAGGACAAAAAAACTGAGGGTGTATATACTGAATCTGGTTACGGTGTTCGAAGGAAGGTAAGAAATGGTAAGTATGCATGGAGATGGGATTACAAAGATGGTGGTTTAGACCTTCATACCAAATTCTCAACCTTTGACCGTAAGCACAATCAATTTGATGCTTTGTTAATCGATCCGGTAAATAACTGTTTTTGGGGTACCAAATCAGGTACGGGTATGAAGGGATTTAGACTTGATATGATCGACATACCAAACTTTGACGCAAACAACGGAACTGAAACAAGTAAGTACTACGTTGAATTGGTATTGGCCGATGCAAGAGAAATTAACCTTAACACTCGTATTCTTCCATTACCAGAAGATGTAAGCGTATTAGAAGATTTCAACTCATTGCTTGATACTGAAATGCAGGTAGAAATTGCAATGGATGCAACGGGTTTAGTATCGTTAGGCTTCAAGGCTGGTAAAGCTGATTTATACCCTGATTACAAAGGCGTATTGGATGACCCTACTTTGTACACTGCAACTGTTTCAGACACGGGTGCAAGTCTTGATATTGATTCAGTAGCTGCCAATGATGCAACAAACAATATCGACATTCAATTGGATGCTTTAGACCCTGATTTTCCTGCAAGCGGAGCCTTAATTCGTATTCAATTTGGTCCAGTGTCAGCAATTGAAACCGCAGGCATGCCAGGATATTCAGAAGCAGAGGTATCAACTGAATTGGGATAATATTATTCACTTATAAATTAATTTAAAAATGGCAAATACCATAGTATTTAAAAAGAAAAAGTTTAACGCTTTGTCAGTGCTGAAAAGTAAAAGTGCTGATGAGCTTGTTAAGCGATACAAAGTACTTTATCCAACCTTCACAGAAGCTGAGGTAAGAGAATTGTATAAACTTGCAAAGGGTCCTGATGCTGAAAAAGTAGTTAAGGAAAAAACCGAAAAATAAAATATACGGGTGTCGTGTAATGCGACACCCCAATTTTAAAACATGACTACTATACATGAGATGCTTAGACGGGTGCAGGCGGTTGATCTGCAAAAGGCAGGTACTAACATCGTAGCCAATACCAAACCAGAACTAATCACAAAGAACAAAGAGCAATTAATGGATAGTGGCGTGAATCGGTTAGGCGTTAAACTTCGCAAGTATCGTTCAAATAGCTACGCAGCTCGTAAACACGCAATTAACCCATTCCCTGGATTTGGTAATCCTGACTTATACAGAACGGGTGCGTTTCAACAAGGGTTTAAATTGAAGCTGACAAGTAGCAATAAGTTTGAAATATACAGTGATGATAGCAAATCAAAGATGTTAACTGAAAAATATGGAAGTGACATTTTTGGACTTACAGAAGAAAGCAAAAACGAATATCGACAAGAAGTGATGCACCCCGAGTTGGTGAAAGAATTAAAGAAAACATTAAAAATATAATGACTACAGTATTGAAATATAATTTATTTACAAGGCTAAAAAATATCATCAGCAAGGGCAGTAAACCCATGGTTGAGATAAACACCCCTTTGAAACTATATCGTTCTATACATGAGTTACCAATGACCATTTTCATTGACTGCTTTTGCGATAGGCTGTATGAAAAATTAATATTGCAAGGCAAAGCCACAGCAGAAGAATTAAACGAGGCATGGACTGACATCATGCAACAATACACCGAACTTATAGGCGGTTCAGAGGTTAAGGTAAAACTATACAACATCAAGCAATTAGCACGCCTTGAAAGTAAGTTGATACGAATTGACAGCCTATTAAAAACAATATCCATTAAACCACATGAGCAGTTATTTTCAATGCTGTATGAGTTTGGATATTCGCTACCAAAGAAAGACTATACACCATCTAATTTAGACACAGTATTAAAAATATTTATCGGTCATTACCGTCTTGACAAAACAAAGTACAAGATGATGACTGAGGGTTTTATTGCTAAGTCAAAAACTGAGCACACAACCGATAGAAACGAATTTACTAAGAACTTGATAAAGGTATCTGTAGCGTTTAAAATGCCCGCAATATCGATTACAAGTATCACAGTAGCGCAATATTGCAATTACATGATAGAGTATGCGGATTACTGCGATAGTCTTGAAAAACAAAACCAAAAGCACAAATGATTTTACTACTATATGCCTTAGTTGGGTACTTACTGTGTGGGGTTATCATCAGTTGGGCGGCAGGTTATTTTGACGATAGATTTAATAAACGAAAATGAATATAATATTTTTTGCAATAGGGTTTTTTGTTGGCGTGGCATCGCTCATGTTGTTGCGCACTGTGCTTTATAAAACAAATAGAATAGCTGAAAAATGGCAGATGAAAGAATAGATAGTATAATTGGTAAACAGGCGTTTGATGAGGTTGAGCGTCTGGAGACGGGGTTGAAAGGCCTTGTTGATACTTTCATTAAGTCAAGTAATGCGGCTAAGTTATTGGAAGCGGCGCTACTAAAGGAAACTACTATTAAGGGTGTAAATAATGCGATAAAAGAACAGAAAACACAATTAAGTGAACTTGAAAAGTATCAAAAACGCATTGAAGATCAAGTTTTAAAATTAGCATTTGCAGAGCGTGAACTTGGTAAACAAATGGCTACCAATGCAGTTGAAATAGAACAACAAAACAAAGCCAATAAGAACGCAGCAAGGGAACGATTGGCGGCGAGTGGTAGCATTGACCAATTGAACGCTCAATTGATTAAATTACGCATGGCCTATGATGCATTGAGTAAGGCTGAAAGAGAAGCGGCAAAGGGTACTGACATGCTTGCGCACATTCAAAAACTTGATACCCAATTAAAACAATTAGATGCTAGTACGGGACGTTTCCAGAAGAATGTAGGTAATTATAAAAATGAATTGTTTGGACTTACACAAACATTACGTGAGATGCCAGCATTTGCCTATTCAGCCACTACGGGCATCATGGGGATTTCGAACAATTTACCGATACTTGCCGATAACTTCAAAGAGGTTGCAAACGCTACCAATGAGAGTACGGGCAAAGTAAATGGCTTTGGTGGTGCCTTAAAAATATTTGGTAAATCAATGTTTAATTTTGGTAATCTATTCGCTATTGCCATTGGTTTAATTACAATATTTTCAGCGCAAATAACAATGGCCGCAACTGGTGCAAAAAAAGCAAAAGAAAGCGTTGATGATTTGACAAATTCACAAGATGCTTTAAATATGGCACTCAAGTCGAGTGAATATAAACAAGCGGTTGAGAATGTAAACGAATTGCGTATCAATATTGATTTAGCCAAAAAAGGATTCCTGAGCAAGACTGACGTAGTAGAACAATACAATAAGACTTTAGGGAAATCACTTGGGGCGGTTACAAATCTTGATGAAGCGGAGATGTTGTTAGTAAAAAATGGTGATGCTTATATTCAAATGACGTTATTAAAAGCGGCGGCTAATCTTGCACTCGACAAGGCGGCCAATGAGTATTTAAAAGCTGAATTGAAACGACAAGAAGAAAAGCAGGCACTTGATGAGAATACCGATGTTGATGGAAATTATAAACCAGGTGCGCTACAGTCTTTCAAATTATTGTTTTCACAAGGACTTGGTAGTGATGCTGATAACCTACATAAACAAACCAACAAAGAGGTTACAGCAATTAAAAAAGAAGGTGATAAGTTCAAAGATATTGCGGCACAATTCCAAAAGGACGCATCAACAATTTCCCAAGCAATGGGGATTAGTTTCTTTGGCGAAGGCAATAATAAAACTAAAACACCTAAAAAAACGAAAGCGCCCAAAGAGAAAAAAACATTTGAGCGTAAAGGTTACGGTGATGTAATGTCAAATCTTGACATGTTTGCGGATCAACAAAATAGTATCGGCGAATCAGCAGAACTCATGCGTAAAAAAATGCAGGATTATATTGATAACAACCCAATACAATTTAAAGTAGAATGGACTTGGCAAGATGATTTTGATGTTTTTTTAGAACAGTTAAAATCAGCATTAGAAGAAGCACAAGACCTAACGCAACAAGCAACGGATATAATGTCAAATATATCTGATATTATCTATGCAAATGAAATGGCTCGTATCGACATGCGTGAAAAACGTCAACAGGAAATTTACGATGCAGAATTAAAACGTATCAATTCATCATATACAAATCAAGCTGACAAAGCTCGTGAACTTGCTAAAATCGAAGCAGTTAGGGAAGCACAACAAAAGAGAATTGACCGGGATCGTATCAGTGCTGACCGTAAACGTGCGCAACAACAAAAAGCCTATGACATTGCTAATATTACAACATCAACAGCGTTGGCAGTGATTAAAGCCTATACAGAAGGTGACCCATATACTAAAGTAGCACGTGCGATACTTGCAGGGGCAGCAGGAGCGGTTTCACTTGCTAAGGCGGTCGCTGCACCAATTCCACAATACGCAAAAGGCGTTAAGAGCAAACCTACTGACGGTCTTGCCTTAGTGGGTGAAGCAGGAACGGAACGTGTTAACCTTCCTGATGGTAGTAGTTTCTTAACCAATGGCCCGACAATTATGGACCTTCCAAAACGTACTGAGGTAATATCTAATCAGGAACTTATGGCACCACTTATGGCACTTGCTTACAAAAAGCTAGGCAATGGCAATGTAGTTACTACAGATGCATTAGGTGAAGCATTAATTGAATCATTTGAAGAAAATACCACTGAGATAAAACTTCTTAGAAAAGACATCAAGGAAAGCAAGACAAGTGTAAACATTCAGGGCAATTTCGACCATTATATTCATGTTCAAAACAATATTAGATAATGGGAAGGCCAAAAGGATTTAAATATTATTTGCGTTACGATGTGTCAGGCACTAAGCATTACTATTATGTTGATACTAATGGAGATGTTCAAACTACGACCACTAAGACACAATTGCAATTTGCGCCTAAAGGATGGCGTGATAAGTCGTTAAAATGGGAACGTGGGTTTGTGTATCATGGCATTTTTCAAACATTCACCATACCGTTAGAATTTGTCAAAGATGGTGCGAAAATACTCAGGTACTTGCATGTTAATTATGGCACAGAAGCGGAATGTGAATTTTATATTGAGAAATGGAACGGTACAATAGCAGTCTTTGACTATGAACCTTACTATTATGGTGATATTGATTTTAGCAGGTTTAATTCACGTCAGGACTTTGTCAATAGCGAAGTTATGGAAGGTGGTTTTATGGCTAAATTAAAGGCTAAGGAAACAACGGATTATGAAATACCCATTACTGATTCTCCCTTTCGTATTTGGGTAAATATGGATGGATTGGAGTTATTGGCGGTGTTTACGTTTGTTGGAATTGAACAACCTTTAGATTTATCACCACCTACTTATGTTGCATCGACTCGTGAGAACTTTCCGACATTGTTATATGCAATGACAGAGGGGTATGCTAACGGCGATCATAATCCAAAAGGGTTAGGTTTTATTGCTACATTTCAGCAAATGTTTAGCCAGACATACGCTGGTGTTGCAGATAAGATAACGGTAAATAGTTCTGACAAATGGATTATACACAATACAAGTAGCACACTGTCATATAGCTATAACTTAAAAGGTAGATTAAAATTCGATCATCAGAACTCAGCCATTGCCACAAGGACAACTAATGTTTACATATTTGTAAATAACGCATCTGCATTAGGAACAGCAGTAACAAAATACACAATTGCAACGGGTGGAACTATACCAGGGTTAGGAACGCTATCAGAAGAAATACTATTTGATTATGACATCACCCTGCATCCAAATGAGCAGTTATGGTTTTTCTTTCGCCATACTGGGGTAATTGGTGAGGTTTCATATCATCTTGAAAAGTGTGATATGCAAATATCTGTATTGAACAAAATTAAGCAATCCTACATACCTGCTTTGCGTAATTTCATTGCAGGCGAGATATTGGTAGATTTAATCAATGATAGCACTGCTTTAGATTCTACCCTACTTGAAACAACCGAGATACAAAAAGTACTTACAAGCGGTGATGCTTTGCGTGGACTTGAAAAAGCACAACTAAAAACCAATTGGCAGGATTATTATAAATCAAACTATGCCTTACACAATATCTGTATGCAATTCGACAAACCAAACGATACTGTTAAATTGTTGCGTATAGAAGATGCCTATGATGAAGCTACGCAAATACTTGACCTTGGTGAAATATCAAACTTTACTCATTATCCATTGACGGGTGAAATGTTTGCCAAATTAAAAATTGGCTATCCTGATGTGAAGTTTGACGAAGTGAACGGTAAAGATGAATTTAATATCGAACACAAATACCAATCACCATTGATAAGGGTTATAAATGAAAAAGACTTTACGAGCGAGTATCATGCAAGTATGTATGAAATTGAGCAGACGAGGGCAAATCTAACGGGTAAAACCTTAGCCGATAATGAGAGCGACAATACAGTTTTTTGGCTTGATATTGAACCAACAGCAAGTGGTACAATACCCATAGGATTGCCAGGCGCAGGTGAAGACTATTATAATTTAAATCGGTCAGGCTATTCAGTAACAGCAGGTTTAGTGTCACCAAATTCAGCCTTTAATCTTTACCTATCACCTAAATTAATGCTATTTAGACATGGTAATTGGATTAATAGTGTATTACACCCCCAATTTGACTTAAATGGAAATATCACATTCCAAACATCAAGTAAAACGCAAAACGACAATGAGTTTTTGATTTGGAATAATGGCAGTGTAATCAACGAAAAACAAACAGAAGCTTTACAGGATTTATCGGGTGCGATATTCTACCCAATAGTATTTGAATTTGATTCAATTATACCTCAAAATATACTTTCAATATTAGAATCCAATCCTTATGGTAAAGTGAGATTTGAATCAAATGGACTTGAATATTTTGGCTTTATTCTATCAATGCAAGATGAGCCCGTAACTAAACCAAAACAAACGTATAAACTACTATGTAGCGTGTCTACAGATTTAGACAACTTAATAAGATGAGATTAACGACAAGATACTTTTGCGGAGCCATTAGGCGAATTGTTGGGGGTGTTACTTGTAACAAGTTCAGCTTCGTAAGCTCTCATTTCACTTGGGGTAAGTGCCTTATCGCTTATCACAACATAAGTATTCCCATCGGGCGTTTTAATCGTACACGTCCTAACCTTTGCCTTACTACAACTTGCCAAAGTAGCAACAACCAACAGCCCAAAAATTACCTTTTTCATAGTTTATATTTTACACAAATATACAAAAATCTTATAAATGCCTAATAATTTCACTTTACCTCAAATAAACCCAGTTAAATTCTATCATCAAGCCGATGTATTGAATACGGGCGCATACACCCAAACTGCCTATAATTCATTTAACCCAAATATCAATGAAAGAGGTATTGATAGTGACTTTTTTAGTAGGAATTTAAAATCGTGGATGGACAATAGTAGCTACTTACAACCCTATCAGCAAGGGGATAAACTTACTTTGCAATGGCTTGGCGTGGCAAACTATGCAGGTCCTACAGTCGTTAATTACGTTGTTAGAATAATTGATGGGGATGGAGTAATCGTTAAGCAACAAGATGCCACAGTAGGTGCAGAAGTACCAGCAACATCAGGAATTTATATTAGGGAGTGTATTATGCAATTGTACGACATTCCAGAGGGTATTTATTGTGTTCAAATTCATAAGGTGGGGTTATTTACGGATAAAGATTTTTTTCTGATCAGCGAACCGATCGAAGTAAAGCAACATCACCCAAATACAATGTTGTTCAAATATAGCCATACGGAAAATGCCTATGGTATATTCTGGGAAACCGATATCGTATTTCAAAAAAGAATGCACAGCGCATTTACAGAGCTTCAAGCAAGTAGTAAGTTCAATGTGTATGAGGACCAACCACTAAACCTGACATTATTGTCAGGGGTTAAATATCGTGAATTGCAATTATCATTTGGCGTTGACAATAATCCAATGCCTGAGTATCAACTTGACAATATCGAAGAAGTATTGCTATGTGATACGCTATATATTGATAATGTACTATACACCCGAGCTGAGGGTAGTAAAATGGAAATTGGAAGGGTAGATAAAAACCCATTGTGTACAGGAAATATTACCGTTAGACCAAAGGAAAATGATGTTGACTTAATCGTTAGTCAGTACCCTGCAATTTTAGTCATGGCAGAAGATACAAATGATTGGTTTTTTGTTGAATCTTTAGTACAAACAACGCCAGCAACTACATACATCATTCGCAAGGCTTTTAACGGTATGCGAAACTTTTGCGACTATCTCAATACTTCTAACATCATAGGCACAGAATCCTTACAAGGCACCTATTTTGCACTCGACAACGCCAATAATATTGTATTAATTACAAACGATTCTACAAAGTATGCTTTATTTTCTCCTGGACTCATAACGGGAACGATTTTAAGCGCACACTTACTACTTGAATTAAACACACACAACGGATTTGATTTAGTGATTAATTATGTCAATGGCACCACTGCCAAATATGCATTTATCTATGGGGATGGAAGCGCAGTTGCACAAGGTACCGGCACAGCTGTTACTGTAACTAAAACATACGCCACAAAGGGAACGTTTTTAGCAAAACTATTCTTTGCCAATGCAACAGAGATTTATTTTAATGGCACAGACTGTAGCATCCAAACAATTGAGGGCAAGTTAACCACTACATGTGAAAAGTTTTATTTATCCGCAAATGATCTACGATTTGTGAAAAATAATCTATTCAGCAATTGTGATGGGTCACTTGTTGAGGTATTACTATATGGCAACATTTTAAATAAACATGCTCAAAATGATGTGATAAGATTTGCATACAATGAAATTGATAAACTTGATCCTGCATGTGTTATTGACATGACCGCCCAAACACCAAGTGCATCACCAAGTACCGATGTAGGCATTTACACCACAGCATTACTAACTCAAGGAATCACAATTTTAACCGACTAATAATGATAATTGAATTAACGATAGATAGTGAGGTTTTTCAAATTGATACATCGATTATCAATTATGGCTACAATGACGGTGGGTTAAAATTGGCATTGAGTAGTGTAGGATTAACTTATAATCCAAGTGCTGAAATATTTGAAAATAATAATGTCACTGATGTGACACTACCAACCTATGCAGACTTTGTAATTGCCACAAGTAATTACTTCTTAGAATTGGCATCTACAGCATGGACTGTTATCAATGTCAACCTATCAAAGATTCAAAGATTAGTTGCAATTGATAGTAGTAATACTACCATTTACTTTAGCAAGTATAGCGCGGTTGATGTCAATGTGGGAATGGCTGCAATTATCACAGCTATAAACGGGGCGTTAAATATAAACCATGCAGACGAAGATATTGTAAGTGACGGTAGCGGTGTAATACCATTAGCGCATAATTACATAAGTGGGTCATGGAAGGTGTACCTACGTGGGGCATTAGTTCGGAAAGCAGACGTAACAGAGACGGGTGCGGATGAACTAACGATATCGGTATTCACAAGGTCGGGAGATTTTATAAACGTAACATATAATTATTAGAAAATGAGAAAACTATTTATTTTATTATGCCTATTACCAATGGCATCAATGGCACAGACTAACACTTATGTTATAACACAAACGGGTCAGGCTGAATTTGACACAGCGAGGGTATTTAAACTTGATTCACTTACAAAGTATGTGACCCCATCGCAACTATCTGACAGTCTTGCAACTGTTGGTGGCGTAACTGATAGTAACGCCCTTACAACTAATACCCCAATGAGTGCGACACTCGATACGGTGCAAAGGAGTGGGGTAAATTCGGCGTTACACCTTAGTACAATAGCAGTTAAGCTACTTAGCAACGGTATAGGAGGTACCGCACCATATAGCAACGGTTTGCACATGGTTAACTATTCACCTGCAACGGGGTCAGCATTGGCAAATCAGCAAGTGTCGCCAGGATTATTATTAGAGGGTCAGGGTTGGGCGACATTTTCAGGTGCAAGTCAGTCAGTCAGGTTTAATATTTACACAAATCCAGGTTCAGGGGTAACAAACCCAATAGGAAACTTAATCTTTTCAGCATCAGTAAATAATGCACCCGAAAATAACCCTATGTTTCTATCCAATAAAGGGCAATTAACCGTAGATAGTTCGATATTTGTAACCGATGGTACTATTGACATTGCAGGTACACAATCTATCAATGTAGGGTCATATCATGGTATTCATAACGATGCAGGGTTTACATCAACGGGGGCAAGTGATTGGAAGGGTTATTGGATGAGCGGAACGATTACGCAATCGGGCGGTGGAAGTGGCATTACAAGGGGTATTTATCTAAATCCAGTTGTAACGACCACAGCCGATTATCGGGCAATAGAAACAACAAATAGTATAGGCAAATCCATTGTAACGGGTTCTGCACCTTCAACATTTGGTGGTACGATTACCTTTCCTACCCCATTCACCTTAGGCGCAACATCGGTAACATCAACGGGTACGCAACTAAACTACCTTAGTAGTGCAACGGGTACAACGGGAACGACATCAACAAATTTAGTATTTAGCACCTCACCTACCTTAGTAACGCCAAATTTAGGCACACCGTCAGCACTGGTTGGTACTAATATAACGGGTACAGCGTCAGGACTTACAGCAGGGAATGTAACCACAAATGCAAATTTAACGGGTCCGATCACATCAGTAGGTAATGCAACCTCAATAGCAAGTCAGACGGGGACGGGTACAAAGTTTGTAGTAGATAATACACCCACTTTAATCACTCCGATATTGGGCGTTGCATCAGCTACATCACTCAATACGGGTACAACACTTAACGGAACGATATTTGCCAAATCAGCAAATGTATTATCATTATCATCTACTAATCATGCACTAACAGCAGGTAATGAATCCACTGGGTTAAATCTTGCATTAGGGTTATATTCAACATCATTAGCAATACAAGCAAGAAATAACGGGTCAGCATCAAATATCTTCTACAATCCATTAGGCGGTACAGTTCAAGTTGGTGACGGGTCGGTGACGGGTCAGCGTTTGTTTTCTGTTATCAATACGGGGTCGGGCACGGGTGATTGGTCAAGTATTGAAGTTCGTAACGCCGCCGCCTCAACGGATGCAATTAGAATGTATTGCTTAGGGACGGGGTTCACTACATCAGGCACAAACGTACAAGATGCAGGGGTATTAACAACTGGAACGAACATAAGCGGGGGTATGTCAATAGGGACTCAAGCGAGTGCAGACCTTAGATTCTATTCAAACAATACCCTAAGAACTACAATACAAGCAGGGGGTAATACCATACATACTGCAAGGGTACAACTGTCAAAAGGGGCAAACGTAGCGAGTGCAGGTGATTTAACATTGGGTAGTGCGGGTAATTCATTCTCAATTACGGGAACTACTACCATTAATGCGATTACCACTACGAATTGGCAGGCAGGTAGTATCATTATATTAATCTTCGCATCTACACCAACGGTTAAGCATAATACAGCAGGTGGTGCAAGTACAGCCAAAATGTTACTCAACGGCGGTGTTGACTTCGTAGCAAGTGCGAATGATGTATTAACGCTTATCTATGATGGCACTAACTGGTTAGAATGTTCACGATCAATAAACTAAATATGAAAACACTGCTCTTAATACTATTCCCATTCTTGTCATTCGGTCAATACGTTACTACATGGCCCGAATTACAGGCTATGAAACAAGCGAACCAATTAACGCCCGGTCAGGTATATCTAATGACTGATTTAGGTAAATTGGAAATAATGGCCAAAAGTACAAACGCCTTTCATGAAGTGCCATATAGACGTTCACGCTATGCCCTTGATTATGATGAGGAGTTATTTGATTTTGATAATAAGATTATAACGGGCATTGACAACGTTGCAGGGGTCGCAAGGTGTAGCAATAGTGTATGGTCATTGTTAAATGATGCAGGGCATAAACCTTATAAATTAAGCCATTGCAGTAATAACCTTATGGTTTATTATGCTAAAACTTATGATAAAGTCATAAGTGCATCAACGGTACTTGATGAAACTTACTCAGGATCACAATTAAACATTACTTGTGGAGCTTCAGTTGGACTATCTTATATTACTGTGTATTTGCATAAGAATGTAAATGGTGTGAAAACTCAAATGACATTACAAGAAGCATCTATTGCAGGTGCTAACATATTTATATTTTCTAAACTTTTAAAATTTATTCAGCTATGGACGGGGTGATTCTCACAGAACTTTTAAAACTATCAGTACCCACAGCACTATTAGGGTGGATCTCTTATACTTTATGGAAACGATTTGATGCCAGGGTAAAACAGAACGAGCAGGAATTGAGAGAATTAAGAACGAGATATGACAATGAAATATTTAATACACGTGGAGAGCTGAAAGAAATATTGCGTGAAAATACAGCTATCATGTCTGATATAAAGGTGCAAATGAGAAATAGCAATGCCATTATGGACCAAACTAAAACGGTCATGAAATGCCTTGTTGAAGAAATTAAACACATCAAACCACAATTTTTAACCCCTAAAAAATAAACACAATGGGAAAAACAACTATCTCACTCCAAAACAAAAACGTTCCTGCACCTCGCTGGTTCAGAAGATTAAAGGACGTGCTTACAATTCTATTTGATGCAAGTATCGTTATAGCATTCTTATATGGATTTACTGAAAATAGTAAAGAAATATTGATTGCTCGTATCGCATACTCTGCAATTATGAACATCCTTGACAAATTACTTGCCAATGGCGAAGTTTACGCACCTTCACAAACAAGTATTCGTAAAAATCTAAATTAATATATTATCTTTGTTAAAGACAATTTATTAATTATGAATATGTACTCCTCCCTAGAATCTGAATTTAGTAAACCCATGCAAAACGTGGGGTTGGACTTTAAAGACGAATATTTAAAAGCATTAAAGTCATTTGATGGCTACAATTTAGAAGTTGATGAAAGGCATCAAGCGATTAAGGGAGTATTACAAAGGATTCTTGACCGATACAGCGAAACACCAGCAAAGACAAAAGGCGGTCGTGTAGCCAGAGTAATTGCCAAAATCCTATCTTTTATCATACCATATTTTAAAGCTAAAAATAACTCATGACAATACTACAATACTTAATAATTGACTGCATAATAAATTCAAAAAAATGAAAGCAAAAATAACCTCATTAGGATTAAATCTAAGACAGCAACCGACAACAGAAAGTAAAGTAGTAACCATTCTTAAAAAGTCATGGGTACTTGACGTAATTGGACCCGATGTGAACGGTTGGACCAAAGTTCAATATGGCATATATACAGGCTTCGTATCATCTAAGTTTATCGAGTTAATTCCTGATGTTGTGCCTCGAAATTTGACACTTGCCGAAAGGGCGTTGAACGTTGCAGTTTATCAACTTGGCAATGCTGAAATACCTCATGGCAGTAATTGGGGCAAACACGTTGAGAAATATTTAAAATCAGTTGGTATAAATGTACCATCCCCCTGGTGCATGGGTTT